TCGCTGGCGCGGATACGCACGCGCCAATGCTTGCCGCGGGTAACGCTTACCAGCGTTACGCCTTCGGCTTCGCAGATTCGCGCGATGTCGCGTTCATTCATGGCGAGGCTCTCGGAGAGCCGCGGCGCGTGTTGAAGGGTTGCGCGATCAGCCCGCGGCGCCGTCGCCGCCATCCGTGCCGGTGGATTCGGCCGCGGTTTCCGGCACGATGCCGGCGGCGCCCATGCGGAGCGCGTTGTCGGCGTCGAGGAGTTCGCATTCGTAGTCGGAGCGGCTCGCGAAGCGGACCGCCTGCGCGGGGCTCGTCGCGATGATGATGCGCTCGCGGCCGGTTTCGGTGTGGCGGAGACGGTACTTGCGCGACTTGGCCGCGGCCTGCTGTTCGGTGGACATGGTTTCGGTTTCCTGCGCCGCGGAGTGATTGGACGCCTGAGGCTGCGGCATTGCCTCGGGGTCCGGGAACATATCGGGTTGATCGTCGCAGCATCCGGCGACGAGCGTCTCGCCGAGACGAATCTCGCGAACGCCGGCATCGTGGCCGGGCTCGAATTCGGGCATCTCGAACGTGAGGCCGTAGGGGTAGCCGTCGCCGAGAAAGCAAGGGAGGGGAGGCGTCGCCCCGGGAGGGAGGAGTCGGGGATCGTCAACCTCTACCCATAGCGGGCGAATCTCGCTTTGCGGAATGCGGCGAAGCGCGCCATCCGGAACGAGCCCGAGGCGAGGGTCGAGCTCCGGGATGTCGGAGAACCAAAGCACCCCGCGCGGAGGCGGCCCGAGTTCCTCGATCATCGGGATCGGTTCGCCTTCCCTGAGCTCCGGCCCGGTGAAAACGGGCGGCGGCGGAGAGGTCGGGACGCGCGCCGTCATCAGCCCCAGGGCGCGGAGTTTGTCGATGAGGGCTCGAAACATCGCTCACCTCCCCGCGTACATGGCAAGCGCGCAGAGCGCGGAGACGACGGCCCATCCGATGACGGACCAGCGCCGGCCGCGGATCGTGAGCGCGCGCGAGAATTTCCACGGCGTCACCTCCGCAGGCATCGCGCGATAGATCGAATCGCAGACGACGCGCGCGAGCGCTGCGTCCGGCTTGCCGAACTCCGGCCGCCGAAGCGGTTCCGGCGCCGGCCGCGGAGCGATGTCGAGCGTCCACAACCGCCGCAGCGGCAAGGCGCCCTGAACCTGGACGGGGAAAGTCAAAACGCGGGCGCTGTCATTCATGGCGAGCCTCCTCGGCTTCGGCGTTCATTGCGGCTATTCGGCGGAGGCGGTCGGCCTCGGCGAGCTCATCGTTCAGGCGTTCGATTCTCGCCTCCTCGCGCGCCTGTATCGCGCGCCATGCCGCCGCTTCCGTTTGGTAGCAGTTCTCGCGCGAGGTGCGGCGCTCGCGCCATGCTCCGCCGACATGCTGCGCGATGAAAAGGAATTGATCCGTCTCGCGGATTACGTCGATCCGCACGGGAGATTGCGCGAACTCGGAAAGCACGCGCCACCATGCGGAGGTGGCGGGCTTGCCCGGCTCCTCGACGCTCGTTCGATAGAGGTCGATCGTCATCGGGTCACTCCGGCGCGCGCTCGGCGCGCGAAACGAAAAGATGCGGGAGCCCGGGACCGGCTTCGCGTTTCGCTTTTCGCGTCGCGGCCGTGAGCGCTTCGATGAGCGCGTCGCCCTCCTCGATCGTCAGCAGCGCGAACACCGATGCCGCCGCCTCCGGCGTTTCGGCGTGGCCGTCCGATGTTGCGATCCGGAGAAAGATCGGGCGCGCGTCTGACGAGCTCCCGCTCGCTTCGATATGCGAAGCCTCGAACTCGACCGCGAGTCGCTCGGCGATGACGGCCGGGCCGGTTTTCGCCTGGCGGATTTCCACGTTAAGACGCATCGGATTTCTCCTCGAATGTGAGGCGCACTCCGGCGAGCCCGGCGCGCGCGTGTTTGGCGATATAGGAATTCGGACTCGCTACGGCGGCGATCCGTTCGAGAGCGTACCGCATCGCCTCGAACGCTTCGCCGACCTCCGCCTCAGTGACCGGCCGCGCCGGAGCCGGCGCCGCGAGTTTGTCGCGGAGGGCTTGGATTTTCGCGCGGTCGGCTTGGCTGAGGCGGGGCATTGTTCATTGACCCTCAAGGCGTCTTGCGAGGGCTGCGCGGAGGATTTCCATATCCTCATTCCGGATCATCCAGAATCCGCCGCCAGCTTTCTTGTGCGCATTGGCTGAAACGCGATCGCTTGCATTGACAATGCCGGCCACGACATCGCGGACGCTTTGCGCCTCCCTCTTTGCAATCTCTAGGGCGGAAAGATTTCTAGCGTCGTCGCATGGGTGTTGCGGAAGGGTGGCGATTCGATCTAGTTTCTCTAGCACGTCTTTAGTGTTCATAGCGTTACCCCGATCTTCGCGCAGTAATCCGGGTCAAATCTGGCTATTTCATCGCGCAGCGCTATGTATTCAGCGACGCCGTCAAGGCCATTTGCTTTCATCATCCTCGCGGCGAGAACGGCGGACATCAAAAACGATTGCGCGTGTTCGGCCGATTTTTCTAGTACGTCTGCCGTCAGATCGGCGCTACCTGGAACCATGCCGGAATGATCGATGTACCGGATTGTTTCGGCGGCATCTTTCATCGCTTTCACAACCCCGCGCGCGCTCACGACTGCCTCCGAGCGCAACGCGGAACGAAGCAATGCAAGAGCTTTCCGCCGGTCGGCGAGTTGTCGTCGCGGTCGAGGTGGCGGCGAATACCCATGATGTCGTGAGCGAAATCGAAGTCCGGCGCGAGCGCCAGCTTTTCGAGATCGAGCGGGCATCCGTTCGCGTGAACGGCGGAGATGTCCATCGTTACATCGAGAACGTCAAGCGACTGCGGGAACTCGCGTTTTGCGCGCTTCGCAATCTTGGCGATGGTCTGGCGCTCGGCAGGGGTAACATCGAAAGAAATCATGTCGTTTCTCCATCGGGACGGATCGCCCGCCTATGCCGCCCCACGCGGAGCGGCATAAGCTGGCGGCTCAGCCGTTGACGAACACGTAACGGACGCCGCCGAACACGTCGTTAAATGCGCTCGGCGCGTAGCGGTAGCAATCCGACATGCCATCGAACGAGCCGAGCTCGAACATGCTCGCGAGCTTTTCGGCTTTCGCGATGTCGGCGTCGGAGGTGCCGGACGGCATGCGGATATGGACGGAGCTCACGCCGGAGCCGCGGCCGGTGCGGATGCTGGCGGGCTTGAGGCCGTTCGCCTTGAAGTGGCGGCGGATGTTCGCGGCAACGGCCGCGCTGCGCGAGCGAGCGGTTTCGATGCGGACGAGATGCGGGAACTCGGCGGCAACGGCGAGGCGGTCGGCGTCGAGCTTCGCGGCGCGAGCGGCGCCCGCGATGAGCTTCGCGCGCTCCTCGGCGCTGAGGCGGGAGCCGCCGAGGATTACCCAGGGGCGGAGGCCGTGGAACATCGACACCGGCACGGCGCGGAACTCGCGGCCGTCGTCGAGAACGATCGTGAACGAAGCGCCGGAGGTTTCCGGGGCGGTTACATCGACGACGGCGCCCTCGCCGCAGGGGTTCGCTACGTCGCCGGGGTAGCGGACGCGGGAGCCGACATGGATGCGGCGGGCGAGGGCGAGGAGGTCGAGGGCGGTCGAGGTCGAGAACATGGTCGGGCTCCGTTAGGTGGCGGGGTGCCACCGCTTGAGGCGCAGAATACCAGAGCGGGCCGGGGTGTCAATAGGGCACTTTTCGGGTATGCTCGCCCCGAACGAGAGGAGGTCGGCCATGCCGAAGCCCGAAAAGCGAGACAAGTTCCACGCCCACCTGAAAGCCCGCGGACCGATTACCCGGGAAAACGCCGAGCTCATCCGCATAGCGGACGAAACCGGCTATTCCGCGGATCATCTGTTCAAGATCGCGATCGGCGCCCGAGAGCCCTCGACGCGCTGCCGGAAGGCGATCGAGAGAGCCGGCGCGCAGGTTGGCGCATGACCGCGGCGCGCGCCCTGGACGCCGCCGAGCTTCGCGCTGCGCGCGCCGTGTGCGTGGGCGGGCTCGGGCTCGACCTGTTCGGCGTCGAGGATGACGGCTTGCCGCCTGCGGCCGTTGTCGCCGCGGTCGCGGCCGATCCTGGCCGTCTGGCCGAAGTGATTCCCTTCCCGGTTGCCTCGCGCCACCGGACGCGGTAAAAGAAAGCCCCCGCGACGCGAACAACGTCCGGGGGCATGGGTTACGTGGTAACGGACACGAACCGGCGCCGATCCTATCGCGATCCGCCAGCCTTTCAAGTCCCTACACGCCACGTCACCCGCTCGCAGTGTGCGCGGGTAACGGCGACGCACTGAGTTCTAAGCGCTCGATCGTGGGATAGGGTCTGAGACAGAGCGGCGCCCCGTAGTCATCGCAGGGCGCGACCCGGATAAGGCGATGGCCGGCATGTCGGCTCCGCATTGCAGCGCGCCCCATCCGAAGCATCTCGACTCGCTCGGGATGCTTTCGGCCGTCTCACCGCTTGCAGTGAACTCCGAAACCCCTTGCTCTTGCTCTATCCTCTCCGAAGGTTGAGAGAGTGAATTCATGGCAAAGGGTCGAAAGGTTTTCGCATCAAAGAAAGACGCGACGCATGACGAAATCGCTCGTCGCTTTCGTGAGCTCGGTTGCAGCGTTGTCGAGACGAATCTCCCTCCGGTTCCTGGCTTCCCGGATTTGATCGTCGGTTGCATCGGAGAGAACCATCTCGTCGAGGCAAAGAATCTCGGAACCGACTATGGTCGAAAAGGGTTCAACGCGAATCAGTCAGCGTTCAATCGAGATTGGAGAGGCGAGCCGGTTGAGCTCGCAACATGCGCCGACGATGCGTCGGCATTGGTTCAGAAGTGGCGCGCTCGCGCAAAGGTGAAACGATGAGCTTTCTCCCTCCGATGCCGGAACCGAAACAGTCGATCGAGCATCTGGGATCAGGGTCGCGCGCGCATGCGCAACTCGGGTCGATCAATCTCGCGCTTTCCATCGCGATTCCGCTCGCTCGCTGCCCGCTGATTCCTGGTCGATGGCGCGCGCGAATGCTCGTCGCATTGCAGGCCGCATTGACGCGCGCGCTTGCGAGACTTCCGCGCGAGGAGTAGGCGGCGCCGTCACCGAATCAGACTCCGACGCCTGGCGAAAGCCGGGCGTTTTCTTTGCCTCAATCTCAGGGCTTGCAACCCGCCGGGCTCCCTGTTATGGTGCCGCTACGCCACCAACGGAGCCGAGGCATGCCGCAGGGGAAAAACGTCGCTCTCGCCATCGTTCGCCGCAGTCGCGAACGTCTCCGCATGATGGAGCCCAGGCACACGGCCGCGAGCCGCTGTTACCTGTTCGCCGCGCGCGCCTGCCAACTCGCGGCGCGCCTCGCCATTCGAGCCGGCGCGCTCGGCGTCGGCATCTCTGCGCTCAAGCGCGGTTGTGCGTTCGCCGGAGCGAGCGTCGCAGCGATGAAGCGTGTCGAGCCGCGCGGGAGTGTGCGCCCGTGATTCTTTCCCCCGCTCTCATCGAGCCGTGTTGCGCAAGATGTCGGCACAGCGTCGAAATGCCTTCCCTCGAACATGCGCGCGTCATCGGGTATTGCGCGCGTCGCGGCGGGACGACGGTTGAAACTCAGCGCTACGCGCGGAGCCCGGATGGCGAGTGCGGCGCTCGCGCGGAGTTTTTTGAGGGGCCGCGAATGGTGCGCGCGCGGCTTGACTGCATGCCGGAGGCTTGAGATGCCGCACGTCCGTTGCTCTCTCTGCCGCGCGCGTCAAACGCTCACGATGCATCCCGAGGAATACGTCCGCGTTCCGCGCTGTCCGTACTGCCGGAAAAAGATGTTCGCGCACTGGCAGCACGACCGCCGGCTCCCGCATTGGTACGTCGATCGATACCGCTCGAAGTTCGAGGCCGGAGGCCCAAACCGGCCGAAGCCGTGCAACTGCTACGGCTACAGTTTTCCCCACCATCGCGGGCGCGGATTCTGCGAACACAATCCGAAGCTCGACACCGCGGCGCTACAGGCGCGCGCGGAATCAGGTTGCTACGCATAGGAGAACGATCGTGACGAAGCGTCATCGCTGCAACTGGCCCGGCTGTTCGCGTCACGTCAAGGCGCGCGATTGGGCTTGCCCGAAGCATTGGAACCGCCTCCCGAAGCGCCTCCGCGCTCCGATCCTCGCGGAGGCGCCGTCGTCGCCTGGCGGGCTTGGCGCGCACGCCGACGCTATCGCGTGGGTTCGCGCGCTTCCGGAAGCGTCGGCGCCGCGCAAGCGAACGCTCCGCATCCGCGCGCTTCGCGCTCAGGATCGGCGCCGCATGCCGCGCGCGCCGGAGCTTGCGGAGCTCGTCGAGGTCGGGGCGATTCGTGGGCGCGGGTGGGATGCCGGGGTGGATCGTGGCGACTGACGCTCGCGCGCTCGAACTCACGTCCGCCGCTGCGGCGAAAGACATCTCCGCCGTTTTGCTTCGCCGGCACGTCCGGGCAATGACGCGCGGCGGGTTCAGCGCTGCGGAAATCGCGCTCTCGCTGAGCCTCAGCGAGCCGGAAGTCGCGGAACTCGCTTCGGATCGAAGCGCGCGGGGCGGCTACGTCTGCGCGCGAGGGATCGAGCTCGACTCCGGCGACGTAACGCATGAGCTCCTCGCCGGTCCGATGCCGGACGCCGAGGTTTTCGACCTCTGCGCGATGGTCGGGCGCCTGGCGTATGCGCTGAACGCCGCCGATCCTTCCGCCGCTCTTGCGCCGCGCGCGCTCGCGCTGCTGTCGCGGCTTGGTTATGACTTCATCCCGAGGGCTCGTCGATGAGCGTCCCGAGTATCTACATTCACGCGCCGAAGGCGATCGACCGCTCCGCGCTCCGCTCGCGCTGCCCGGTCTGCGAACGCCGGAGCGTCATCCTGTCGTTCTATGTCGCCTGGTACGGATGGGACTCGACCTGTCTGCGCTGCGGCGAGTCGTGGGCGAGCGGAGAGCTCAAGCCGCGGCCGTTCATGCCGAAATGGCGCGAAGCCCGGCGCGACGCCGCGCGCGCTCACTGGCGCCGTCTCGGGACGCATGTCGAGTTCGAGGCTCGGCGTACCTGTGAATTCTGCGGAGGTCCGCGCCCGGGGCGCGCGGATGCGATCCATTCCGCCGACTGCCCCGCCGCATAGGAGGTTCCACGTGAAACTGTTTCGAGACATCGGCGCGCGCATTGCCGCCGTCTGGTCCGCGCTCTGGTCCGGCTACCCGTCCGGCGGCTATGCCGCACCGTCGCCGGGCGAGCCGTTCGTCTATGGAATCGACATGGCCTCGCGCCCGCCCGAGACGCGGGTCGAGCTTTTCGCTTCCGATGCCGGTGGCCGCGAGCTCCGCGTCGAGCTCGTCGGCCGCTACCTCTCGCCCGGGAACATCGATGCGCTGTTCGCCGGCTTCGATGCAAGCCGGGTCGGATACCTCGAAACCGGGGTCACACTGTCGGCAGGCGATACGGCCGTTATTTCTGTCGCTCGCGTCATCAGCGTCGAGGAGGTTCACCGCCTTCGGGACATGGTGAAGCGTTGCGCGCCGAGCCTCGGCGGCGTGGTGGTCATGCACGACGGGATGCGGCTCGACGGAAAGATTGAGGCTGAGCGAATCGTCGAATCGAAGCTCGGCGGTGCCGCCGAAGCGTCGGAGCCCTGACATGGACGGACTCAGCATCACGGCCGCGGCTTCGTTCCTGGTCGCCCTGGTCGCGCTCGCGCTAATCATCGGCGCGTGGGGCTTGGCGGGGGCGCTGTTCCTCGCCTGGTTCGATCGCGACGGCGAGGTTCAGGCATGGGCGGAGCGGGCGCCTCATGGCTCGCTCTTGATCTTGCTCGTCCTCCTCTGGCCGGTCCTGGCGGCGACCGCTCTCATCATCCGTTTCAAGAGGTGGCGTCATGGGCGGGAGTAATCTCAGGCTGAACCTCAGCGTCCGGGTCGATCCCGAGGCCGCGCGCGCCTTCCGCTATGTTCCACGTGAAACCGACGCGAGCCGGATCGCCTCCGAAATCCTCGCCGACCCCGATGTTTTCGACGCGGCGCGCGCGCTGGCGTGGGCGCGGCACCGCTACACCGCAACGGCCGGCTATCTCGAAGTTCAGCGCGCGCGGCCTGCGGCTCTGCGCTGGGAGCCGCTCCCGAGGATTCATGCGCTGGAACGGCGATGGCGGAAGCGGGTCCGCAAGCTGTCCGCCGAGATGGTCCGGGTCACGTCTCGCGCAATGTCACGCCGGATCGCGGCGGAGTTCGTCCGTCAGTTCATGGCGGCGGCCGTGGTGTGCGAGGTCAGCCCGGAGGCGCCGGCTGCGTATGCCGAAACGTATCAGGCCGCCATGACGCCGCCGGATTCGTTCGTCGGCCTTTCCGGCGAGGGCGCCTACCGCGCACGGACCGGGATCGAGGTCGCCTCGGATCAGTCGCGCGCCGCGACTCACACCTGTTCGGCCACCATCCGCGCGCTTGATCGTTCGTCGGTCTGCCCGCTTCCGCCGGAGGTGAGCGTCTACATGGACGGCGATCGGCCGACGCATGTTCCACGTGAAACCTGAGCCGCTCAGCCCGTGGGCGGATGAGTTCGGGCGCCTGTCGTGTGAGCTCTGCGACAGGGTGAGCGAGACAGAGGAATCGGCGGCGCTTGCTTCCGGGTGGGCGGTTACATGGGACGGGGCGATTTGCCCCGGATGCTGCGAAAAACTGAAAGAGGAGCGTTCCACGTGAAACAGTCGCAATCGAAAGCAACCGCGGCGCTGCCGGCGATCTTGCTCCGGATGCTGTCCGCCCCGGAATCGGGATGGCTCACGCTCGACGAGCTCCGCCGTGTCGGGCAATGCTCCCGCGCGTCGGCATACCGGCACCTGTCCCGATTGGAGGCGGTCGGCTGGCCGATCGAGCGCGAGCATTCCCGGGAAGCCTTCATCGTCGGCGCGCCGCCGGAGCAACGGTTCCGCATCCCGTACCGGCTGCGCATGCGAGACGGGAGCGACAGCATCGAACCGCTTCGCTCCATCTCGCCTCCGTCGCTTCCGCCCGCGCCGGCTGCGCCGATGCCTCGCGACCCGCCGCGGGGCGCTCAGGCGCGCGGAGAGGGGCGTCCGTCGCTGTTGCGGCCTGCCGTGAAGGCGTGCGCGCATTACTTCCCCAGCGGCGCGCCCTGCGCTTTCTGCGGGGCTCCGAACCCGGCGCCGCCTGGCGTCGGCGACTTCATCCGCACGGCCGCCGCCACGCTTGCCGATGGTGAGCCGGCGCCGTGTTCCACGTGAAACAGGGAGGCGACATGCTTTCGACTATCGAACTCGCGATCATCCTTCACGCGCTCGGCTTGGATCAGTACGGCGGCGGCGAGTCCTATCGGCGCCGCTACGTCATCGGTCCCGGCGGCGACCGTTACCCCGACTGCATGTCGCTCGTCGAGCGCGGCATGATGACCCGGCAAGAGAACCCGCACGTCTGCGGCGGAGTGATCTTTTTCGTCACGGAAGCCGGCGAGCGCGCCGCGCGCGCCCAGGCGCCGGAGCGTCCGAAACTGACGCGCGGGCAAGAGCGGTACAGGCGCTATCTCCGGCATGATTCATCGCTCAGCTTCGGCCAATGGCTCAGGGTGTACGGATGAAACTTCGCGAACCCGAGGAGCTACTCGAAACCGTTCGAGTCGCCGTTCTCACCTACACGGATCAGCCGAACAATGTCGAGGCGTCGCGTTTGGGCGCTGCGGCGCGCGCGGCAAAGCGCGGCGGCGATTCGATCGACCACGGGCTTTCTCTGCTGTTGGAGTTACACGCGCGCGGTTACGGCATCGTCAGAGTCGATCCAATGCCAGCCGCCGAGGCTGATAAGCGGCGCGCGCTTTCGTCGTCTCCGACAGAAATCTCCGCCGCGTTCGAGTATGCGGTTTCACTATGGGATCGCGGGCTCCGCGCAGACGAGCGTCCCGGCATCGTTCGTCACCGAAGCGTTTTCGACATCGGCGCCGCTGGCGCGACTCGCGTCACGCCGGAGGAGGAGTTCGAGGTTCCTCTCATCGTGTGGGCGTACATGCTCGGCGCCGTGTTCGGCATCGGGGATCATCTCTGCCGCCGTGAAGTCGCCGGAGGTGGGCCGTGACGCGCTACACGACCGACCTCCCGAAATACGGGCTCGAATCCGAGCTATGCGCGGACTTCATCGCATGAAGGTAAGCCCGACGCGATGGATGACGCCGAGCGGACCGTCTGCGGAGACATGGCTCATCCCCGGCACGGTCCGCGGGCAATGGGTGAGAGGCACGCTCCCGAGGATCGAGGAGACGGCCCCTGAGGTTTACGCGAGCATCCTCGCGGAGGTGCAACGTGACGAAGCGCCATGACGAGATGCCGCCGGCTCCGAAATCGAAGCCCTCGCCCGGGTTCGTCGGCCTCCCTCCGCCGAACCCGGGTTATCAGTATTCGCCGCCGACCCGCGTCCTGATTCCCGATCCCAGGCGACCGGGGCGAATGATCGAATGCGTCGAAATCGACGGCGGCGCGCTTTCGGAGATGGCGTTCCTTCACGAAACGATGGCGCTCCCGAGAAAGCCCGGGGAGCCTCAGGGCCGGAAGTGACTCGACGCGCGCGCGCCGTGGTGTTGTAATGCGCCAACTTCGGAGGGCGCAGACATGGGATTCAAGCTGAGCGATCGATCGATTTCCCGCCTCGACGGCGTGCATTCCGAATTGCGCGCGATCGTGACGGATGCGGCGGCGCGCTGCCCGTTTTCGTTCATCGTGACGGAGGGCGTTCGCACGAAAGAGAGACAAGCCGAGCTCTACGCGCAGGGCCGGACCAAGCCCGGGAAAAAGGTGACGTGGAGCATGGACTCCCGTCATCTCCGCAGCGGCCCCGACAGCACGGGAAAAGCGGTTGACCTCTGCCCCTGCGACGCGAAAGGCAATCCGCTATGGGAGGATCGCGCGAAGTTCCTCGCCCTCGGGAAGCTCATGTTCTCGATCGCGGCGGAGCGCGGCATCCGTATTCGGTGGGGCTACGATTGGGACGGCGACGGAATCACGATGGAAGCGGGTGAGTATGACGGCCCGCATTTCGAGTTGGTCCGCGCGGTCTATCCCTGAGGCGCAACCTATGGACGGGGGGAACATGGGCGCATTTTTCAAGATGGCCGTTTCTGCGGCCTCACTCGCTCTCGGCGTCGATGGTGCCGCGGCGATTGTCTCGCATGCCGGCGCCGCGTCCTGGACGGTGCCGGTTTCTGTTTTCGGCGGCGCGGCGATTGGTGCCGGCGTCTCGCTGCTGTTCGGCGATCCTGTCCGGACTCGCCGCGCGCTATGGGCGCAGATCGTGGGCGCATGGATACTCGGCGGCGCCGGTTCCGTGTTGCTCGCCGAGGGTACGGGGTGGACGTGGGCGATCAATCATCCCGCTTACTTCGCGCTCGTCGCTGCGGCCGTGGTGCGGTGGTTTCTCCCGGTGACGATCGAGCGGGGGAAACAAATCATTAAGGAATACCGGCTCACACTTTCCCGCAACAAGGGAGACGACCGATGAACGCAAGCTCTGTTCTGTTCGATGCCTCGATTTCGATCGGGGCGTTCCTGATTCTGTTGACCATGTATGCGAGGTTGAATGACCTCCGCGCGGACCAGCGTTCGCCGATATGGTGGGTTCGCCGTTTCGGGTTCCTCTGCGTCATCGGCGCATGCGCGATGCTCATCGCCTCGCCACTGCCTTTCGTGTCGAAATTCGACGGCTTCGATGAGTTCGCTCGACTGCTGTTCGTGTGGGGTGTTTTCTGGACGTTTTTCACGTCCCCGTATCAAAAGCCGTGGTGGGAGCTCATCCTCGGCGAGCATCGAAAGGAATCCGCAGGAAAGCCGGTGCGCGCGCGCCTGGCCGACGAGTTCAAGGCGTTGCGCCGCGGGTTCTCGCGAACGCCGATCGACGAGCGGCGCAGAGGTCCGGACGATCGTCGTGTTTCGAGGAGCTCGCGAGGTGACGCGCGATGAAACTCTCCGGCCTCATCATTCCGCCGTGGGCGAAGGTTCTCGCCCTGGTCGCATTCCTCGCCGCCGTTGCGGCGGCTGGCGCATGGGCTCAGCGCCGCGCCGATGCCGGCGAGCGCGAACGGCTTCGCGGTGCGCTCGGAACCGCTGCGGCGGAACTCAAGGCGGCGAATCAAGCCCTCGCGGGCTCCGCGCGCGCCTTGCGCATTGTCGATGCCGAAACCGCCGCCGCGATCGAGCGGGAAAAGGCGGATCGCCAGCGGGCGGAGGATGCGGCGAAAGTCGCGCGCCGCGCAGCGGCCGAAGCCGACCGGCGTGCGGCGGACTACTCGAAACGACTCCGCGCGGCGGCAGCGCGCCGGCCGGGTTGCGCCGAACTCCTCGCGGTGGATGTCGAGGAGGTTTGCGGTATCAGCGGGGAATCGAAATGAACGAGCAGGATCAGGCGGAAGAAATCCGCGCGCTCATCTTTGGAATCGAAGTCGTCACCGCAGAGGCGGAGGCGAAGGTCGAGAGCATTCGTTCAGCAGAGGCGCAGGCACGGGCAAGCGCGGCGATCCGCGCGGATTTCGATCGGCTGTTCCGAACGGACGCGCACGGACGTATGGTCGATCGCCGCGGCAAGCCGAACCGCCTCTCCGCTGCGATCGGCATCGGCATTGCGGCGGCTCTCGCCCTGAGCGGTTGCCGGACGAACCCGGCGACGCCGACCGTCCCCGAGGTGACGCGCGTCAAGGTGTCCGAGCGAGCGCGCCTTCCGGCGTGGGCGCTGGACGAACTCGACGAGCACCCCGAAGCGAGTCAGCGTGTCGGCGACAAGCTCGAAGCGGGGGAGGCGAGGCGCGAGGAAATTCGCGCGGAAAACTGCCGAAAGCGGTTGCTCCGTCGTCTCGACGCTGGCGAGGCGGTCGATCCGCGGGAATGCGGGACATGACCACTCCGGTCTATCGTCATCGCGAGGAGGTTCGCGTCTCTGGCGCAATCTCAGGCGACCTCGAAAACCTCGGGATGACCGGGGTTTTCGCGCGTCTGTACTCTCAGCCCCGCGGCGGCAATTCGATTCTGTCGCTCACGGCGCAAGCCCTCAGCGGATCGACATACGTCGTCTATTTCGACACGGCCGCGCTGCCCGCGCCGTCTGGTGAGGTCGGCGCGCGTTATTACATCGACATCGAAATTCAGCGCGGCGCGGCGCCTCCGATTCTGTCTCCTCGCCTCGAATTCAGGCTCACGCCGTAATGGGCGAATTCCGCATCTCTCATCGGTTCGAGCGGTTCATTGCCTCGCATACGTTCTATGTCGGGGAGATGGCGATTCAGCCTCCGCAGATCGCGACCACGGCTCCGGTTGTCGCCGCGGCGGTCGCGGGCGTACCTGGCCCGCCTGGTGCCGATTCGGCGGTTCCCGGCCCGCAGGGTCCGGCAGGTCCGGCAGGTCCGGCAGGTCCGGCCGGCGCGGCCGGTGCGGATGGTGCTGTCGGCCCACAGGGTCCGCAGGGTGTCGCCGGCCCGCAGGGTCCGGCAGGTCCGGCAGGTCCGGCCGGCGCGGCCGGTGCGGATGGTGCTGTCGGCCCACAGGGTCCGCAAGGTGTCGCCGGCCCGCAGGGTCCGGCAGGTCCGGCCGGTGCGGATGGTGCTGTCGGCCCGCAGGGGCCGCAGGGTGTCGCCGGCCCGCAGGGTGTCGCCGGGAAAAGCATCCTGAACGGCGCGGGCGCCCCAGGCGCCGGAGTCGGTGTCGATGGCGATTTCTACCTCGACACCACGAACACGCGCCTATATGGGCCGAAGGCATCGGGAGCATGGGGCGGGTTCGTTTCGCTTGTCGGCCCGCAGGGTTCGCAAGGTGTCGCCGGTCCGCAGGGTTCGGACTCATGGACCTATGTCAAGCTCGCGGCGAATCAAGCCTTTTCGACAACAGCGCATGCGGCAGTCACAGGGATGACTTTCGCCGTTGCCGCGAACGTGCGTTATGAGGTTGAAGTTTTCGGCGCGTTTCAATCTGCCGCCACTACTACGGGCGTCGCGATTGCGCTAGACATCCCCTCCGGATCGGTGATCGGCTTCGTCGATCATCCCGTAAGCGCGACCGCTCCGGGCTCTGCAATCCAGCGCGCTGACGCTACCACTACCGGCGCGACGACTGGCGTCGATACGATCAATGTCAATGTTCCGATTCGCGGTCGGTTTCTTGTCGCGAATGGCGCAACGGCTGGGAGTGTTGGGCTTATGTGTCGTTCGGAGGTTGCCGCCTCCGCGGTCACATTGCAGGCCGGGTTATTCATGCGATACCGCGTCGTCCCGTGATACATTGGCCGCGCTTGCCGTGGCCTGGACTCCCGAAGCGAGCGCGAAAGGCCGGGCATGCCCGGCCTTTCGTTTGATCGTCATCGGTTCGAGACGTTGCGCTCGGCGATCCTGAGGTTTCGTTCGGGCGCCGGCCTCACTGCCGACAAGATGCGCTGAGGTTCGAGGCGCATCGCTCTTGCTTCGGCGAGGGCGGCGGGTATTGCTCGGCTGAGCCTCGGCTCATCAACATCGAATCGGACGGGCTCAGGTTGCCCGCCTTTCCCCTGTGGTACGCATGCGATCGTGATTCCGTACATCGTTCGTCTCCGGTCATGGTGGCAGCGCGCCACCATCGCAAGGTAGCGCGATGCGATCCCGCGCGCAAGCGCGATGCGCGGGAGGTGGCGTGTGTCCATTCGTGCGGCTATCCTGCCGGCATGCCGCGAAAGCCTCCGACCTATCGCCCGACCTATGCTCGACCCGTCGCCGTGCATCGCGGTCCGTCGAGGGACAGACAGGCGGCGCGCCTACTCGCGACGAACGCCGAGGCGTGGCGCGCGCTGCGCCTGGTCATCCTCGCCGAGGAGCCGCTTTGCCGGCACTGTCTCGCGCGCGGAGTGATCGCGGCATCGACGGAGGTTGACCACATCGACGGCCGCGCCGCGACGGCTCACGACTACAGGCGAGAGAACTTGCAAGGGCTATGCGAGAGATGTCACTCGATCAAGACGGCAAGGGAGAACGGCGGGTTCGGTCGCGCCTCGGCGCCAACGTCCGAGGGTGTGCCGTGACCTTGCGCGCCTCCGCGCGGCGCCGTGCGCGCAGCCCTGCCGGCGACCGGGCGGAGGTGGCGCGGTGCGCGCGGGCGCGCCCTGGCGCCCCTCTGCGCGCCCCTGCGGAGGGTGGGGGGGGTGAAAAGTTCGCCTCCCCTCCCTTCCGATACGTCGGCCGAGTCGTTTTTTTGCGCCCGCGAAATTGGACAGGGGGGGGCATGGGCGCGGCGGCCTTCAATGCGCAAAAACTCCCGAGAAAATCGCGGTTCGCGGAGGCCCGCGGCGAACCTGTTTCGCTGTTGCGGGAGCGCCGAAATCAGGGGGAGGGGGCGGCATGACCAGAGGACGAAAGCCGAGGCCGACCCATCTCAAGGTGATCGAAGGCAATCCGGGAAAGCGTCCGATCGACGCCGCGGCTGAGCCGATGCCGGAGGGGTTGCTTGTCGATGCTCCGGATTGGTTCGATGATTCGCAGCTTGAAATCTGGAACTATGCGATTCAGTCGGCGCCGAGCGGCCTGCTGCGGCACATAGACCGCGAGGCGTTGACGATTTGGGTTGTCGCTGCGGACCTTCATCGGAAGGCGGCGATCCAACTCCGACGCGGGATGACAAAAAAGTCTGCGGTCAAAGGCATCCCGGAGCAAAGCCCTTACATCGCGATCGTCAACAGGCAGGCTCAAATAATGCTCAAGGCCGCCGCCGAGCTTGGGTTCACTCCGTCGAGTCGCGCAAGGTTCGGCGCTGCCGGCGGCGGCGGAAGGAATACGAACCCGTATAACAAATTCGCGGGGATAGGTGAGCGCCAGCATTGAACGCGACTACATCGCGATAGCTGTCGATTACGCACGTCGCGCGGTAGCGGACAAGAAAGGGAAGCGCTTCGGGAAGTGGGCGAGGCTTGCGGCTGCGCGGTTCCTTTCCGACCTAAAGCGATCCGAAAAAAAATCATCGCCGTTCTATTTCGATCGGCGGCATGCCTGCGATCCGTGCCGATTCATCGAATGCCTCCCGCATGTCGAGGGAAAATGGGATTCGGAGACGATCGTTCTACACCCCGCGCACGTATTCGCCACGGTCAACATCTTCGGTTTTCGCAACCGCGACGGGACGCGAAGGTTCACGACGGCGCTTTTTGCTGTCGCGAGAAAGAATGCTAAATCGACATGGGCGGCCGGGGTTTTGCTCTACTGCGAACTATGCGAAGGCGAGGTCGGCCCGCAAGTCGTATCGGCTGCGACCACGGGCGCGCAGGCGCGAATTGTTTTCAATATTGCAAAACGGATGGTCGAGCGCGAGCCTGATATGCGGGAGCATTTTCAATGCGACGCATTCGCCAACGCGATAGCGTGTTACAAAAACGGCGGCACGTTCAAGCCGATCAATGCTAAGGCGTCAACTCAGGACGGACTTAATCCTAGCGCTGTCGGGCTTGACGAATTGCACGCGCACAAAACGCACGACCTATTGAACGTGTTGAAGTCTGCGGCCGGCGCAAGATCGAACCCGCTTTTTCTTTTCACCACGACAGAGGGCTATGAGACGCCGGGGCCGTGGCCGGAGCAGCGCGCGTTCGCAAAGCAGGTGCTAGAGGGCGCGGTAGAAGCCGAGCATTATTTCGCGATCATCTATGCGCTCGACGACGACGACGAAGATTTTTGTGAGTCGGCATGGGAGAAAGCGAACCCGCTAATTACGGTCAATCGCGTGCTGTCGTCAGAATTGAAAAAGGAATCAATCGAAGCAAAGCAGATGCCCGGCCGCCTCGCCGAGTTTCGCATCAAGCGGCTCAATCGGCAGAGCTCAGTCGCTAACGGATGGATCAATATCGTTCGATGGAAAAACTGCGGCGGCGCTGTCGATCTTGATTTCCTGAGGCCGCATCCGTGCTATGCCGCTCTTGACCTCGCAAGCACCCGAGATTTAACGTCGTTCCGTCTGGTGTGGAATGTCGGGGGGGTGCTCTACACGTGGGGCCGGCGTTGGGTTCCGGAGGATGCCGTGAGGCAGCGAACGGAGCGCGGAACTGTCCCCTATGCCGGATGGGTTGCCTCCGGATTGATTGAGCAAACGCCGGGGGACGTTACGGATTATGAGGTGATCGAGGCGGCAGTTAAAGGCGAGTTCGATCGGTTCAATGTGCAGCGGATCGCGTATGACAAATGGAATGCGCTTGACCTGGTGAATAGGCTCGTCGCCGCCGGCTTGCCGATGGTCGAATTTCGGCAGGGGCCGCAGTCCTATCATCCGGCCATGCAAGGGCTTGAACGCGCATACCACGCCGGCCGCCTGGCCCATGCGGGCGACCCGGTTCTCCTCTGGTGTGCATCTAACTTGGTGCCGCGCTATGATGCGAATATGAACTCCGCCCCGGATCGGCGGCGATCTACGGACAAAATAGACGACATGGTTTCTTTGCTCATGGCGACCGGGCTTTCGATCAGCGAGCAAGGCGAACCGCAAAACCTCGACGACTTTCTAGACAATCTGGTGATCGCATGAGCGCTTCATTCTGGCATCGGTTCGAGGGTTGGGCGCTTGGCGGGTTCCGCCCGTTTGGCGCGAGCAGGCAAAGCGCATCGCCTTTCCTCGGGGCGCGGAGTTCCTCCGGCGCCGTGGTCACGCCTGAAAAGGCGTTGAAACTTTCTGTTTTGTGGGCATGCGTGAATTTGCGTTGCTCGACGATGTCATCGCTGCCGCTTCACTTGATTGGCGCAAACAAGAAAGCCGCCACCGATTACCCGCTCTACAACGTGCTTCACTCCTCGCCGAATGCGGACATGACGGCTTCCGAGTATTGGGAGATGATGCATGCGAGCGTCGATCTTTGGGGGAATGGGTACTCGCGAAAAATGCTCGACGGTCGGAGAGTTATCTCCCTCGAACCCTGGCGACCCGAAGGTGTGACGCCTTTCCGGGATAACGCGGGCAACCTGCGTTATCGGTACAAAAACGGCGAGACGGAGCTCGACCTCCCCGCGACGGAAGTTTTTCACCTCAAGGGTTTTACGGTCGATGGACTCGTCGGCCTGAGTCCGCTCTCCTATCACGCCGACACCATCGGCGCGCAGATAGACGCAAATTCCGCGGCATCGACTCTGTTTCAAAACGGATTGAAAGCCGGCGGGTTTATGAAAACCGGACCCGGCACGCTCACGACAGAGCAGCGCGACAAGATCAAAGCGGCGCTCGCCGAGTTCGGACTCCCGAAAAATGCCGGCCGCTGGATGGTGCTTGAGGCCGGATGGGAGCCGGTCCCTCTTGCCGACAGCCTTCGTCTCTCCCCGCATGATGCGCAACTTCTCGAATCCCGCGTTCTCGGGAACGAGGAGATATGCCGGGCTTACGCGGTTCCTCCGGTCCTGGTCGGAATCGTGGATAAGGCGAGCTCATGGGCGAGCTCGATCGAGAACCTTAATCTCGGGTTTCTCATGTACTCGCTCCGGCAGCGATTGGTCCGGACGGAGCAAGCCATCTCGAAACAACTCATCCCGGCAGAGGATCGCGCGAAGCTCCGCCCGAAACACAATATCGAGGGGCTCTTGCGCGCGGACTCAAAGTCTCGCGCCGAGTTCTACAATGCCGGGCTCAATGATGGGTGGCTTACTCGGAACGAGGTTCGTGAGCTTGAGGATCGCGAACCGTTGCCCGGCGGCGATATCCTCACGGTTCAGGCTCAGATGGTTCCGCTCGACGAGCTCGGGAAACCGATCAAGCCTCCGAAAGAACTCGCCAAGTCGGAGACAGTGATCGTTCTCGGCGACGGCCGCGCGGTTGCGGTCCCGGTCGAAAAGTTCCTCCCGCCCCCGGTGGCGGATCAGTAGTGGCGCCTCGGCGTCTGCTGTAGCAGAATAGGCCCGGCCCACGCCGGGCCGGGAGAGCAGAGATGACCATCCGAATCAAGCGGCTTAATGTCCCGTTCGAGCTCAAGGAAATCGACGAGACGGGCACGTTCAGCGGTTACGCCTCCGTTTTCGGCGTCATCGACGGATACCGCGAGCGCGTTCTCCCCGGCGCGTTCAAAGGCACGCTCAAGGAATGGGCGAAGCGAAAGATTCTCCCGCCGCTCCTCTGGAATCACAACTCCGACACTCCCATCGGACCGCATACCAAGATCGAGGAGGATGATGTCGGCCTCTACATCGAAGGCCGCCTCTTGGTCGGCAACGTGGTCAAAGCGACAGAAACGCATGCGCTGTTGAAAGCTCGGGCCGTGTCCGGAATCAGCATCGGATATTCGACGATCAAGAGCCGCCGGAACTCCGATGATGGCGTTACGGAATTGCAAGAGCTCAAGCTCTGGGAAAACTCGATCGTTACGTTCCCCGCGAATGAAGCGGCGCGCGTCGAGGATGTCAAGAGTTCGATCATGTCCGGCGAACTGCCGGACCTCAAGGAATTCGAGAGCTTCCTTCGCGAGGTCGGAGGCTTCTCGAAATCGCAGGCGGCGGCGATCGTCTGCAAAGGCTATGCCGATCTTTACCGGAGCGAGTCCGGCGATCCGGTTGCCGAAGCGTTGCGCATTCTCCAATCCTGAAATTCAACCCGAGGGAATCTCTCATGTTCAAGAAAAGCAAAGGCTATCGTTCCGCCTTCGCGCTCCTCGCCGTTCTCGCGATGCTGGCATTTTTCGCGACCGACGCGGCGGCGGCGACCGGCGGTTTCTTTTCCGCTCACGGCGCCGACATCCTCGGCATGTTCGGCGTGGGCGCGGCTGGCGTGGCGAAGGCGAGCGCGCTCCCGGCCGTCACCCTGGAAACGCTCCCCGCACTCGCAAACGAGCTCAAGTCGAAATGCGAGGAGGTCAAGCAAATCGGCGAGGAGCTCAAGGCGAAATATGGTGAAGGCGGAAAAGCCGTCACCGACGAGCTCAAGGAAAAAGCCGACAAGAATCTGACCGAACTCAACGGCCTCAAGGCGCGGATCGACGAGTTCGAGCAGAAGCTCGCGCGGCAGGCCGACCCGCAGAAGCCGGCGGGCGCGAAGTCGATCGGCGCCCAGGTGTCCGGGTCGGAAGCGGTCAAGAAGCTCCGTCAGCAGGGCGGCAAGGGCTCCGTTTCGATCGCGATCGAGGTCGGCGAAAAGAGCATCACCTCGGCGAACGCTCCGGGCAATTCCCAGCGCGAGACGGAAATCGTCGGGCGGCCCCGGCGCGTTCCGACCGTGCGCTCGCTGTTGAACGTGGTTCCGACCGACTCGAAGGCCATCGAATATTGGGTTCAGACGTTGCGGACCCTGAACGCGGCGCCGGTCGCCGAAGGCGCGACGAAGCCGCAGAGCTTCCTCGAATGGACGGAGCGGACGGCCAACGTCAAGACGATCGCGCACTGGTTCAAGGTCAGTCGGCAGGCGCTGGACGACGAAGCGCAACTCGCGGGCGAAATCGACACGGAAGGCCGCTACGGCCTCATGCTCGCCGAGGAAGCGCAACTCCTGTTCGGCGACGGCACCGGCCAGAATCTCCACGGCCTGGTTCCGCAGGCGACGGCCTATGCGGCTCCGTTCGCGGTCCCCGGCGAAACCATGATCGACAAGCTCCGTCTCGCCATGCTGCAAGCGTCGCTGAACCTCTACCCCGCGGACGGCTCGATCCTGCATCCGACCGACTGGACGCGGATCGAGCTCACGAAAGACGCCGAGAACCGTTACATCTTCGCCAACCCGATGCAGCTTTCCGGCCCGGTCCTGTGGGGCTTGCCCGTGGTGCCGACGCTGGCGATGACGATCGACAAGTTCCTGACCGGCGCTTTCCGCGCCGCCGCGACGCTCTACGATCGCATGGCGCCCGAGGTGCAGATCAGCAGCGAGAACGAGGACGACTTCATCAAGAATCGCCTCACGATCCGCAGCGAGGAACGGATCGCGCTCGCCGTGAAGCGTGCCGCCGCCCTGGTTTACGGCGACTTCGGCAACGTCGCCTAATCGGCGAAAGCGCAACACCACCCCGCAGGGGCCGGGCTTCGGCCCGGCCCCTGTCTTTTTCGGAGAGATGAGATGAATTCGCACAAGGTCACGCGCCCGTTTTGGGTGAACGCCGAAATCGGCGTCGCTGTCGAGGGACAAGAGGTTCCGATCGACGATCCCATCCGGGCGCGTCAACTCATGTTGTCGGGCTTGATCGAGGATTCGCGCTCGGATGCGGAGAAAGCGGAGGACGCCGCGCGACATGGTCGCGTCGTCGGCATCGCGCCGCGCACCGTGGCAACGGACCCGATCGCGCCGCCTTCCGACCCGGAGACGGCCGCCGCCGCTGCCGCGCCCTCGGCGCCGGTCGCTGGCCCGGACGCCGCCCAGGCCGCCGCGGGCGCGCCGGAGACGGCCGCCGCCGCTGCCGCGCCCTCGGCGCCGGTCGCTGGCCCGGACGCCGCCCAGGCCGCCGCGGGCGCGCCGGAGACGGCCGCCGCCGCTGCCGCGCCCTCGGCGCCGGCCACCGGCCCGGATGCCGCCCAGGCCGCCGCGGGCGCGCCGCGGGCGCGTAGGGCGGCACGATGAGCGCCGAGAAGCGGTCGCGCACCGTGAAGGCGCTCAAGGTGTTCCATCATCCCAAGATCGGCCATCGATCGATCGGCCAGACGTGGGAGGCTCCGCCGGAGCATGGCGAGACGATCGATGCGCTCATCGAGTCGAAGCATGTCGAGGAGGTGTCGGAAGCGGCGGCGGCACCGAAGGCGCGGAGGTAACGCATGCTCTCTCTCGTCGCGCCGCCGCAAGTCGAGCCTGTCTCCGTCGAGTTCGCGAAACGCCATATCGGCGTTTTCGGCTCGTCGCAAGATGACTACATCGGCGCTCTTGTGGCCGCGGCGAGGGAGCGCGCCGAGAACATTTGCGAGCGCGCATTCGTCGCCGCAACTTGGGAGAGGCGAGTCGCCGAGTTCTCGGAAAGGATTCGCCTGTATCGGACGCCGATCGCATCGATCGAGTCGATGAGCTATCGCCCGGCCGCGGCGGCATCTCTTGCCGATCGCTTGGAAATCGCCGCAGCATCGCTTGCGGTTTCGCAGCATGGCGGGCATATCGAAATGGCGTCCGGCGCATCCTGGCCCGATGGGAGCGACATCATCATTCGATTCACAACCGGCCCGATCGAGATGGTTCCTTCGTCCGTGTGTGCGGCTATTTGCATGATCGCGGCCGACCTCTACAACAATCGCGAGGAAAGCGTCGTCGGAACCACTCGTTCCGACAACCCCGCAGTTATGAACCTACTTTCCCCGTTCATGCTTGGCGATCGAGTCTAGTCATGCGATCCGGAAATCTCCGTCACGTCTGCCGGATAGAAATTCAGGCCGAGCCAACGCGAGGCGGCGACGGCTCTTTCAAACCGTTTTTCTCGACGCTATACGATTCCGTTCCGATGGGGATCGTCCCTCTGTCCGGGAGGGAGTATGTCGCGGCCGGCGCTGAGCGCGCCGGCATAACCGCGCGCGGAGAGATGTTTCGTCCCGATGACCTTCCGGACCCGTCTGTTTTGCATCGCGGTCGAGTTGTAATGGAGGACGGGACCATCTACGCGATAGAACAGGCATTGCCTGACCCCAGCCATCGCCGATGGCTTTCGCTCATGCTGAGGGAGCCGCGCGACGATGGAACTTAAAGCAGACCTCAAGGGGCTCGGGGACATCGTCGCGGCGCTCAGGGCTATTCCCGAGGAGCTCAGAAAAAACGGCGGTCCGGTGAATTCCGGGATGAGAAAAGCCGCGCGCATTGTCCGGGATGAGGCGCGCCGTCTCGCCCCGAAAAAATCCGGGCGCATGGCGGAGAGCATCATCGCAGTTCGCGACCCGAATCCGCGCCGCACGCCTGGCGCGAGCGAGCGTTACGTTATCGGCGTGAAGGGCGGAGGCAAAGCGAAGTATGCGAACAATTCAAAAAACAGGCGCGCCCGCAAGGCCGGCGCCGAGTATGAAAAGCAGGGCAACGCCTATTACTTTCGATTCGTCGAGTTCGGCACAGAGAAACAGCCGGCGCAGCCTTTCTTGAGGCCGGCGATTCAGACAAAAGCAGGCGAAGCGATCGAGGCCGCCGCGGAGGCGATAGACAAGGGCATAACGCGCGCCGCTCGCAAGGCGCGCAAGGCTGCGAAAAAATGACGCCTCCGGTTTTTCTTGCGCTATCGCAGCATGTCGAAACGGCAACGCTACTCGGGCCGCCGCCGATCCGCGCATTCCCCGCAGGAAGGGCGCCGCCCGGGGTTCCGTATCCATACGTGACATGGATTCTCGTCGTCGGCATCCCGGAGAACACGCTATCGGGAGTGCCTGAATTCGACGCGGAGACTGTGCAGATCGACGCATGGGCGCAGGATTACGACAAGGCAAAGACGCTCGGCGCCGCGTGCCGAAAAGCAATCGAGCCCTTCGGCTATGTGACATCGTTCGGGATACCTCAGCCCGACCCCGATACGGGCGCGTATCGGGTTACTATTGAGGCTGAGTTCATTGTCCCGCCGCAAGGCGGGAACGTGATCGTCGAGAGTTGAAATCCGCCCGCTTCCGCGGGCATTATTCGGAGCGCGCAGAAATGGCAATCAAGACGCAAGGCACCCGCTTTTGGTTCAAGAAAGACGCGAACACGCTCGTCGAAATCGTCATCACTTCGCTCGGCGGCCTCAGCGGCGCCCGCGATCAGATCGACATCACGACGCTCGTCTCGCAGGAACGCGAATACCTGGCCGGCTTCGCAAGCCCGGACCCGGTACAGATCGGCATTAATTACGATCCCGCGAATACGGCTCAGCGCGACTTGCGCGCGCTCTACGATTCCGGCGCTACCGCGCGATGGATCGTCGGCCTCAGCGACGGCGTCGCTCCGCCGACGATCGCCGCGGATGTCATCACGCTCCCGACGACGCGAACATTCCTTTCGTTCGATGCCTACGTCTCGAACTTCCCCCGCGAGTTCGGCATCAATGACGCCGTCCGCTCGAACGTCACCTTGCAGCGGTCGGGCAAAGTGACGACGAACGAAAAGGCGTGACCAAAAAAACGGCCAACCCGTAACGGCACGATCTAACCCCGCGCCCTCTGCGCTGTAGGCCGTGGCGCATGCCGCGGGGAACGATCGAGGAACATGACATGGCACAGGATCAGAAAAAAACAGGGCTCGCACAGTTCGACGAAATCGGCGGTCTCGTTTCGACGACTGCGGTTGCGCGCGAAATCGAGTTCGAGGGGAAAAAGGCGACGTTCTATTTCCGCGAGCTCCCTTACTCCGAAGTCGAGAAAGCGCTCACCCCGTCCGAAGGGAAATCGACGAACCTCGCTTTCCTCTGCGCGACCCTCACCGGGGACGAGTCCGGCGCGGATCGTCCGTCGATCGATCAGATCGACAGGATCAAACCGAAGTTGTTCCGGTTGCTCCTCGATGCTGCGTTCGAGGTCAACGGCGTCGGGAAAAAAGTCGAGGACGCGGCGGGAAACTCGACGGCGGAGCCGAGTTCTGGCACGAGCTAGCGCTCGCGCTCGGGATGACGATCGGCAGGCTCCGCCGAGAGATGTCTCATTCCGAATACATGCAATGGCTGGCCTACTGCGCGAAACACGGTCCATTGTCGCCGGAGAGGCGTTTTGACAGAGGTCCGGCTATCATTGCCGCGATGCTGTCGAAAGATGCAAAGACCGCAGATTTCATGCCCTGGCCCGCCGAGTTCGATCATACGCCTCCCGATGAGGCTAGCGCGGTTAGGCGGCTCATCGGAGGTTGAATAGCCGGCCCGTACTCGGGCCGGCAGGAGTTAAGAGGATGGCCGGCTCACGCTCTCTCGGGACACTTGTTCTTGATCTTGTGGCAAAGATCGGCGGGTTCGAGACTGACCTCGGCCGCGCTGAGCGCATCGCTCAGCAGAAATCGAAACAGATCAAGCAAGCCGTTTCCGGCGCGTTCGATGACGCAAAGAAAAGCGTTCTCGGATGGGCGGCCGGATTCGTCACGGCGCAAGCCGCATATAACGAGTTCATGGGCTCGATCAACCGGGCCGACCAGCTTCGCGACTTTTCCATCCGAACCGGGATCAGCACTGAACGGCTGAGCGAACTCGACTACACGGCGCAGCAGACGGGCACCTCGCTAGAGGAGCTCGTTCCCATGTTCGGCAAGCTGTCGAAAGCGGCAGCCGAGGCGCTCGATCAAGATTCGAGCAAGGCAAAACTATTCGAGGCTCTCGGGGTTGGCAGAGACAAGCTCTCCGATCTAAACGCGCTTATTCCTGCGGTCGCCGATGGGCTCGCTTTGCTCGAAGATGGCACGGCGAAAACCGCTATCGAGATGGAGCTCCTCGGCAAGTCGGGGAACACGGCTCGGGAGTTTTTCTCTCTCGGCTCGGAAGGCATGGCAGAGATGGCCGCGCGCGCGCGTGAGCTCGGGAACATCGTCGATTCCGAGACGGCGGCAGCGGCCGACGATTTCAACGACAAGCTCGGCGAGCTCAAAGCGACTACGCAAGGCTATGCGATGCAGATCGCCGCCGAGATGTTGCCGCGGCTTTCCGAGCTCGTCGATGAGCTTACCGCGCTCGTCGCCTCGGGCGAGAGTGCTCGCGAAACCGGGCAAGGGCTTATCGCTGTTTTCGATATTGGCGTTACCGTGTTTAAGGCGGTCGGCGATATTTTTATCTGGCTCGGGACCACGATCGGCGGTGTTGCCGCGGGGATGGCCGGGCTTTATGAAACCGCCGCCGGCCTGGTTAATCTGGACTGGAACAGAATCCGCGACGGATGGACGCAAGCGAACATCGGCGCCGACGCCGCCTATAGCGCATTTTTCCTCGGGAAAGATACTCAGGGGCAATCGCTCTATAACCTGGACAAGCCGGCGCCGGAGAGGAAAAAGCCGGAGCCGATCATCATCACGCCGGAGTCGCTCGCCGAGGAGGACCGAAAGGCGGCGGAAGAAATCAAGCGCCGCCGCGCCGCTGCCGCGCGCGTGCAAGCGCTCCTCGGCGAAGGGTCGGGCGGCGGGTCGAAATCAAACGCGGAGGCCGCAAAACGCCAGCGAGAGCAGGCTCAGGCGATGCGAGAGCAGCAGCAGGCCGCGGAGAAATTCTCTGACGCGCTGTCGAAACTCCGCGGCGAGGTCGGCGGGCCGTTGAAGCAAGCGGAAATCGAACACCTCGAAAGGCAGCGACAGCTAGAGGAACTCGCCAAGTCCGGCAAGGTTGGCGCCGATGATTTGCGCGAGGCACTTGATCTTGAGGCCCAGGCTTACGCCAAGTCGAAAGAGGAGCTCCGCGGGAAATTCGATGCGCTTGTCGCTACGTTGAACGGCCCGCTCGCCGAAGCGGAAAACGCGCATATCGCGCGACTCCGCGAAATCGAGGAGGCCGGAAAAGCGGCCGGCGCAAGCGCCGATGAAATCGCGGCGGCAAAGCAAAAAGAAATCGAGGCCCATAACAAAAACGTCATCGCGATAAAGGAGCAACTCGACCCGACACAAAAGCTCATCGAAAACATGCGATTCGAGCTTGAAACTATGGGGATGTCGAACGAGCAAAGGGAGAAAGCAATCCTGTTGCGCGGCCTCGACAAAACGGCGACGGCCGCGCAGCGCGAGGAGATTTCGCAGCTATACGACGAGATACAGAAGCAAGCCGAGATGCGGCAAATTCTCGACGGAATACAGTCGTCCGCCGAGGATGCCTTCATGGCGTGGGTTACTGGCGCAAAGTCGGCGAAAGAGGCGTTCCGCGACATGGTGACGGACATCCTGAAACAGGTTGCCCGAATCCTGATTCAGAAAGCAGTGACGCAACTCCTTACCTCGATTTTCGGCGGGATGGGCGGCGGTGGGTATGGCGGCGGTTACGGCGGCTATGGCGCGAGCGGGACGGGCGGATTCGACTCCGGCGGCTTCACCGGATACGGCGGCAAGTATGAGCCGGCGGGGACCGTGCATCGCGGCGAGTTCGTTTCTCGTTCCGAGGTTGTGCGCGAGCCTGGCGCCCGCGATTTCCTCGAACGGTTCAACCGCTACGGCATGCGGATTCTCCGCGGCTACGCGGACGGCGGGATGGTCGGCGGAATGCCCGCGGCTGTTTCCTCCGGGGCTCCATCGTTCCATATTGAAACGAACGTCTATATCGACGGAAACGGCGTCGCGACAACGGACACAAAGGCGGGAGGCGAGTCGGATCAGCAGAGCAAGGCGCTGGCGGAACTCATCTCCTCGGGAACGAGAAAGACGATTCAGGACGAGATGCGCCCCGGCGGCATCTTGTGGAGGGGGTGACGTGGCGGAGCTTTTCACATGGGTTCCGAAAATCGAATCCGCAAAGGAAACGACCTATCGCGTCATGCGCGCGCAGTTCGGCGACGGCTATCGACAGCAGGTCAAAGACGGACTCAACAATGCGGGGCGGACGTGGTCGCTCAGCTTCACGGGGACCGCCGCGTATATCGACGCGATCGAGGCGTTTCTTGACACGCGCGGCGGAGAGCCGTTCTTGTGGGCGCCGCCTGGCAAGCCGGTTGCGCTCTACACGTGCGAAGCGCAAAGCCGAACCGAACACGGGCTCGGGCGTGCCACGATTTCCGCGACGTTCGAGATATTCAATTCGCCATGACCACGACGACAGAGCAGGTTCAAAAACTTGCGCCCGGAGAGCTCGTCGAGTTGTATGAGCTCGACGCCTCAAGCCTCGGGGCCGGCACCTTGTATTTCCATCCCTACCCTCAGCAGGGGGCTATCTGGTGGCAGGGCGTCGAATACTCCGGATACCCCGTCGAGGCGAAAGGATTCGCCCGAACATCCGACAAGCAACCGACGCCGACGCTCACCGTCGCGAACGTGGGAGGCGCAATCACTGCGCTATGCCTAGCGTTCGATGATCTTGTCGGGACGAAAGTGACGCGCCGCCGCACATTCGGCCGATTTCTCGACGCCGCCAATTTCCCCGGAGGCAATCCGGAAGCGGACCCCGGCGAGGAGATGACGCCGGAGGTATGGTTCATTGAACGAAAGGCGAGCGAGTCTCCGATTTCGGTTCAATTCGAGTTGTCGTCTGCGATGGATTTTCAGGGCGTCATGGTTCCGCGCCGTCAGATCATCGCGAATCAATGTCCGTGGAGGTATCGGCTCGACGCCGAATGCGGATACACGGGCGGGCCGGTTGCGACCGTGACGGATCAGCCCACGACGAACCCGGCTCTCGACAGGTGCAGTCACAAAATATCGGGATGCAAACTCAGGTTCGGCGAGAACGCCGAACTCCCTTTCGGCGGGATGCCGGCGGCTGGACTCATGCGGACATGAAGCAGGAAACAATCGACGCGATCGGCGCGCATGCCGTTGACGAGTACCCTCGCGAATGCTGCGGGGTTGTGATCGTCGAAAAGGGGCGCGAGAAATACATTCGGTGCGCGAACGTCGCGACATCGAAAGCCGAACACTTCGCCATCTCCGGACGTGACTACGCCGCGGCAGAGGAGCGCGGAGAGATTGTCGCAATCGCGCACTCTCACATCGACGCGCCTCCGGTTCCGAGTGAGGCCGATCGCGTTTCGTGCGAGGAGCACGGCGTCCCATGGATCATCGTCTCCGTTCGCTCTGACGCCGGCAGGGTTGCCGCGGCGGAGTCCGTCGTTTTCGAGCCGCAAGGCTATTCCGCGCCGCTCGTCGGCCGCGATTTCGCGCATGGTGTCCTGGACTGCTACGCCATTGTGCGCGATTGGTACGCGCGTGAGCGCTCGATCGAGCTCCCGAATTTCCCCCGCCGTGACGGATGGTGGGATGCCGGCGAGAACCTCTACATGGACAATCTCGAAGCCGCAGGATTCGAGCGAGCAACGGGAGCGCTACAGGTTGGCGACGTTATCCTAATGCACGTCCGCAATCCTGCCGATGCGAACAAGCAAAGCCCGGACGCAATCCCCGGTGTCGCGAATCATGCCGCCGTCTATATCGGAGATGGCGTCATGCTTCATCACCTTTACGGACGGCTCTCAAGTCGCGACGTTTACGGCGGCTACTGGCAAGAGGTCACGCGCTGCGTTGTCCGGAGGAAAGCATGAGCGAAACGCTTCGGGTTGTTCGCCTCTACGGCAAGATGGGCGCCCGCTTCGGGCGTCGCTTCCTGTTGGCCGTGTCGTCTCCGGCCGAAGCCGTGCGCGCGCTTTGCTCCCAGCTTCCCGGGTTCGAGCAATACCTCATGGGCGCGAAAGACAAGGGGATCGGGTTCGCCGTTTTCGTCGGCCGCCGCAACCTGAGCGAGGGTCAGCTAATCGAGCCTACCGGGTCGGAGGAAATCAGGATCGCGCCGATCATCATGGGCGCGAAAAACGGAGGCGTTTTTCAGATCATCATGGGCGCCGTTTTGATCGTCGTCGGCGTTTTCATCACGGGGCTTTCATGGGGCGCCGCCGCGCCGATCGGATCGGCATTGATCGGGATGGGTATCAGCATGATCGTCGGCGGAGTGATTCAGCTTTTGTCGCCGCAGCCGAAAGCGCCGAAAGCTCAGGATCGAGTGGACAATAAGCCGAGCTATGCGTTCAATGGTCCCCTCAATACCCAGGCGCAAGGCAACCCGGTTCCGGTTCTCTACGGCGAGCTTACGGTCGGCTCCGCCGTCATCTCTGCCGGTATCAGCGTTCAGGACGGATTGACGGCGCCGACAGCGCCGCCGGCCGGCAGCGGTTCGTTTGGCGGCGGCGGCGGCGGCGGCAGCGCATGGTCGCGCATCATTCGACAGATCATCGAAAACCAAAGCAACCCGACATGACCGACAACGCTCACGAACTCGAACACGTCTCCGGCGCGAAGGGCGGGAGCCAGCAGTCGCGCACGCCTGTCGAGTCTCCGGACTCGCTGCAAAGCCTGGCGATTGCAAGGATTCTCGACCTTGTGAGCGAGGGCGAAATCGAGGGCTTCGCCGATCCGGCGAAGCCGTTGACGTGCGTTTTTCTCGACGAGACGCCGCTCGCCAATCCTGACGGAAGCCTCAATTTCAAAAATGTTCATGTCGAGACGCGCGCCGGAACTCTGACTCAAAGCTACATTCCGGGGTTCGCCAGCGTCGAAAACGAAATCGCAATCGCCGTCGAGTTCAAGGCGTCGCAGTCCTGGACGCGCGCTTTCACGAATCTAAACCTATCGGCCGTGAATGTCCGCCTGAGCGTTCCGGCACTGACGAAGCAAAACACCTCGAACGGTGACATTACCGGGCACACGGTTTCGTATTTGATCGAGGTCGCGACGGACGGCGGCGCTTTTCAAGAGGCCGTGTGGGGCGCGTTCTCCGGAAAGACCACGACGAAATATGAGCGCCGGCACCGGATCGACCTTCCGCGCGCGCTTACCGGATGGACGATCCGAGTTCGCCGACTCACCGCAGACACGACGGCGAGCAACATACAGGACGCGACGTTCGTCGAGAGCGTGACTGAGGTCATCGACGCGAAGCTCCGCTATCCGATGAGCGCGCTCGTCGGCATCACTGTTGACGCTTCGCAGTTCCGCAACATCCCGACGCGCGGCTATAGGCTTCGCGGTCGCCGCGTTCGAGTTCCGTCGAATTACAACCCGACAACGCGCGTCTATACCGGGATATGGGACGGAACATTCATGCCGGCATGGACGAACAATCCGGCGTGGGTCTACCTCGACATGGTGACGCATCGTCGCTATGGCCTCGGGCATATCGTTTCCGATGCGATGGTCGATAAGTGGTCGCTCTACAAAATAGCGCGCTACTGCGACGAGCTCGTTCCCGATGGGAAGGGCGGAACGGAGCCGCGCTTTCACTGCAACCTGTACCTACAGCAGCGCGCGGAGGCTTATCGCGTGTTGCAGGATATGGCGAGCATCTTCCGCGGCATCGCGTTTTGGACCGGCGGAAGCATCATCGCCGCCGCGGACATCCCGCAAGACCCCGTCTATACCTACACGAACGCGAACGTCGTCGAGGGTCAGTTCACCTATTCCGGCAGCGCGAAGCGCGCGCGGCACACGGTCGCGCTTGTGGCCTGGTCCGATCCCGACGACTTCGGGCGGGCGAAAGTCGAATACGTCGAGGATGATGAGGCTGTCGCGCGCTACGGCGTGATTCCGACCGAAGTCACCGCGATCGGCGCGACTTCGCAAGGCATGGCGCGTCGCATCGGAAAATGGATTCTCCTCACGGAAAAGCTCGAAACCGATACGGTCACGTTTTCGATCGGGCTCGATGGTACGTTCGCGGTTCCTGGTCAAGTCGTCCGCATCGCCGACGAGAAGCGGGCGGGGAAGCGCATAGGCGGGCGCGTGTCGGGTTCGCCAGCCCTCGACACGATCATTCTCGATCGGCTCCCTGAGCCCGCTCCGGCGGCCGGGGACACTCTCACGCTCATCCTCCCGGCCGGAACCCCGGAGACTCGCGTCATTGCGAGTGTCGATTCGATTGCGGGATCAGTCTCGACGACGGCGCCGTTCACCTCGGCGCCGGTCGATGGTGGAATCTGGACGATCGAGAGCGCCGCATTGCAGGCGCAGCTATTCAGGATCATCAGCGTCGTCGAGGGTGAAGGGTTGACCTTCACCGTCACGGCGCTACAGCACAACGCGAGCAAGTTCGCGGCCGTCGATTTCGACGAGCCGGTTCAGGTTCCGCCGACGAGCGTGATCCCTTCGCCCGTTGTCCCGGCGCCGACCGGCGTGACTCTTGCGTTTTTCGAGCGGGCGAGCGAGTACATCGCGCAGCCCGTCATCCGTTCGGATTGGGACGCGATCCCCGGCGCCGTCGCGTATCAGGTGCAATGGCGAAAGGATGACGGCGAGTGGTCATCTCCGCAGCGGACGAGCTCGAACTCTGCGGAGTTCGAGAACGCATTCCCGGGGACGTACAGGATCAGCGTTGCGACGGTATGGGTTGGCGGCCGTGTCTCGCCGCCGACCATCCCCGCGGCGCTCGTCGTCGAAAGCACGGTTCCGCCGACGTATGTCGAATACATCGGGACCGTTGCGAGCGACGCGCTACTCGCCGCCGCAAACGCTCAAGCCGCGGCAGACGGGACCATCGACATTTTCCGGCAGGAATCCGCGCCGACTGTCGCGAAGTTCGGCGACTACTGGCAGCGAGTCAGCACCGGGCAATGGTACGTCAACACCAGCACGGGCAGCACGCCGGCATGGTCGGACGCAACCGACACCAGAATTCCGGAATCGCTCACGGCTGCGTCAAACGCTCAGGCGACAGCGAACTCGAAAAACCGGATTCACTACAGCGAGACGCAACCCGCCTCGGGGTATCAGCTTTTCGACCTTTGGGTTAAGCCGTCAACGGAGGAAATCTTCCAATACAACGGGAGCGGATGGTCGAAGGTCGCCGAGAACTCTCAATCGCACCTCACGCGCTACGTCGCGAATCCGAGTTTCGAGCTCCCGCTCAGTGTCGGATGGTTCGATGTCTACGGCAACGGCGCTACGGGGTGGTACACGGAAGCCGGCGGATTCACCGGATCGCGTCGCCTGGTGAAGTATGCCGGCGTGAACGGAAGCTCCGGGCTATTTCAGCAGGCCGCCGCGGGCGGACTGGCGATGCCTGTCTCAGCGGGGCAGCGCGTCAGCGTTGTCTATACGGCATGGTGCAACGGGGTGAGCGCTGGCGAGCTCGCAATCGGCGCAGCGTTCTACGATTCCACGGGCGCCAATGTCAACAATGACAGTTGGGCGCCTGGCGCAACCGGGAACGTCAGCGCCGCGATCGGCACGGGCGGGACATGGAAAACCTTCCGGAAGGTCATCACCGCGCCCGCCAACGCACAGAGCGCGCGCCTTGTCATTGCGGCTCATGGCTATGCCGGCATCGGCGCATGGGCGATCGATAACGTCAGCATCGCGCCGGAGCTTCAAAGCCTCGACGAGATTCCGAACGGCGCGACGAATAGCTCCGTCCTGACTTCGCAGGTTCAAAACGGCGTGTTGCCGCCGTACAGCTTCGGCGAGGAACTCGTCGGGAACGGATCATTCGAGCTCGTCGCAGCCGGCGGCGGATCGGCCTCCGCTGCGGTTGGCGCGGTCATGGCGGACGGCTGGCAGATTCTTGAGGTCGGCGGGACGCTGCAATTCACGGCGGCCGTCGAGGCGAACAATTCTCCGCGAACCGGCATCCGCGCGCAGTTCATCGGGAACGAAGCCGGCAACGCATCTCCCGGCTATAACTATACGATCGTCGGCACAAAGCAGACGTTCCCAACTGCCGAAGGCGAGCGCTTCATCATCCGCACCGGAATTCGGGAGGACTACGCGGCGGCGATCCCTGCGAACATCACGCGCGAGGTGTTCGTCGGGCTCAGGTTCTACACTGCGGCCGGCGCCTATGTCGGGCAGGGCGGCGCCCTGTATCAGGACACGTCTGCGAGCGGACGAAACATTCCGAGCGCGATGAGCGTGACGAGTGGGCGCGTGGAGAAAACGCTCGTCGCTCCGGCCGGCGCCGCTATTGCTCGCCCTATTTTCTACGTCGCCGCGATCAATTCGACGGGCGCGCCGATCGCGTGCGCGTGGGCGGTCACGCATGTTCGCATCGACGATTTCAGCGCGCGCCGGATCAGTTCCGCATCGACCGGCGCAAACATGCTTCGGAATTCGGAGTTTGGCCTCGGCGCTACCGCATGGGGCAACGTCGGGACCATCACCTCCGTTCAGGACGGGAAGCGGATGACCTATGGTCCGCTCGGGGCTGGCGCTACTGCGGTCCCGTATCAGGACGTGACTTTCGCGACAACGCTTCCGAAGGGCTCACCTCTCTCGGCGAGCGTTGAAGTGATCCTCGGCGGGCTTGCCGCGGACGCGCAAGCCTATCTCGAAATTCAGACGAATAGCCCTACCGCGGGATGGCGTTCGCTTGGATACTCGAACATCGTTCGCGCCGCGAACCTTGCCTCGAACGGGATTGCGAAGCTCGAAATTAACGGCGTCGAGATTGTCGATGCCGACATCAACACCGTTCGATGGTTGACCGTGTTCGTCGGCGCCGCGTCGAGTTGTCAGTTCCGAAAGCCGAAGCTCGAACGCGGCCTCATCGTGACGCCGTATGTCGAGGATGAGGCCGGCGTCTATGGAACTGAGCTCACTCAGCGCGGATCGCGGCGACTCCTCGGCGGACCGCGGAACATTCCGGTCGGGCAGACAATGGGCGCCGGCAGCATTCGGACGACGACAGCGCTCTCCGCGAACTCGTCGGGACAAGTCAGCGTCGCCGCGCATAGCGTCGAATTGAACGGAGAGACGGTCAGCTATTCGGCCGTCTCGAATGCCGTCGTCGGCTTGACGCAAAATTTGACATACGTCATCTACACGCTCGACCCCTATGCGGACGGCGGATCGCGCACCTGGTATGCGGCGGCGACATACCTCGCGGCGCAGACGGCAGGCGAGGGCGTCGTCATCGCTGGCGAAATCCTGATTCCGACATCGGGGACATCGACCGGCGGACAAGGCGGCAACGGCGACCCCGGCGATTTCTGCGTCGGGATGGATACGGTTCTCCCGGATGGCCGTCTCGTCAGAGAGCTCCGCCCCGGCGACCTGGTGCCGTGCGTCGATGTCACTGCGCCCGTTCTCTGTGTCGAGATGCATCCTGTCGTGTCGATCGACTTCGGCGCCGAGCTCTGCTATCGGCTTGTCTCCGACTGCGGCGCGTCTATCGTGCAATCGGCATCGACCCCGATGACGATCCCGGACGGCCGCACGCTGCGAACGCCTGAGATGTTCGGCCGCCCCGTGGTGAATGGCGGGCTCGAAACGCGGCAGGTCTGCGACCTTGTTCGCCTCGACGTGCGGCCGGTGGTTAAACTCAATGTCGGCGGCCGAATGTATCTCGCCGGAGAGCGAGCGGAAGCGACGCTCGCAACCCATAACGCAAACGCAAAACCCTGAGGGCTCAGCGATGGAAAGAATCAAGCTCCCGACGTACCCGGAGAAAGTCCCCGACCATATCGAGGTCCGGGATTACCGGCTCGACAGCGGCCGTTACGCGCGCGTCCGGATGACGATCGCCGTCCGCGAGCTCGCCAACGGCGAGCGCATGGTCGAGCTCTCCGGGCAGGCTTTCGAGATGACGGCCGAAGGTGTCCCGGCGCTGTCGCCCATCGGCGAGCCGTCCCGGTGCGGAAGCTCGTCGAGCTCGGCGTCGGCGTCGGCTTTCGGAAAGACGGTCGCGATCGATGATGCATGGCTCCCGCTCCCGATCCTGTTCGATCCTTCCGAGCCGGGCGATGTCGAGACGGTCGATGCGATCCCCTCGGCTCCGGGTGTGCGCTACGGCGCGCGCGTGTACGTCGTGCCCGAGGCGCGCGTCTACGCCTGGACGGAAGGTTTCGCCGACACCTTCGCGCGGACGAAGGTCGCGGACCTCGAAACCGTGATCGCGAACTCGAACCCGCTCTCCGGCTTTTTCCGCCGCAGCGATGCGACGGCCGGGGGCTCGGCGTGACGGCTGTCCGTGTCGAGGTGCCGGGCACGCCGGCAGGCGCCGAGAACTTCCGGCTCCCGGATGGTCGGGTTTTCCGCGTGTTGCTTCGGCTACTGACTCCGCCGGAAAAGCTCGCGACCGCCGCTGAGGTCGAGGTCGAGACGGAAGCTGTCGAGGTGACGGCCTCAGGCGAGTTCGTCGTCGAGGCCGGCGCTCCGGTGGTGTTGCCGCGGCGGCGGGCGATCGTCCCGCTCGAACGTGTCCGCGCCGGCCTGGACACCATGCGCCCGGGGTGGCGTCGGTTGCCGCTGGCGGGCGCGGCCCTGGCGGCGGAGCTCGATCGCCTGCCGAACTCGATCGATGAGCCCGAGCTCGCCGAGCCCGGCGACCGGATCAGAAAGGGCGGCGCCGTGTTCGAGTACGGGCTCGGCGTCTATGCCGACATCCGCGAGGGCCGGCTCCGGGAGGTTCCGGCGGCGGCCCTGAGCGACACCTCCTCGGATGCCCCGTCTGTCGATTCCCTGAGGCCGTGAGAGGCGCGCCGGAAAATCCGGTGTAGGGGTAGCTAAAAAAAGAGCGGCCCTCAGCGGGCCGCTCCGTTCGTTCTACGGCATGCGCCGCGGCTGAATCATCCCGCTTCGTGATTGACCGAATAGAACCCGTCAACATCGACGCCGACCGGCGTCGAGCTCGGCGCCTTGTCCACGACATAGGCGCCGGGCGCGTGGAGCGCGATGACCGGCCGCGCTTTCGTGAGCTCCGCCATGAGCGTCAAGCCGCCGGCCGTGTTGACCTTGTAGACGGCGGCGCGGGCATCGTCGGGCAAGCCGTCGAGGTCGGCCGGGAGGGCGCCGTCCGTGCCAACCCCGGGCAGGGCGGAGACGAGCGAAAGCGTGACCTCCGCCGGAGCCGCGGCCCAACTCGGGGCATCGGCTGGCATCGGCGGCGCGATCGGCCGGGGATAGACGCGGATCGGAATCCCGTTCGGCTCGCCTTCGGCGACGAGTTCGGGCGGTCGCGCCGACAGCGCGCGCAGCGTGGTCGGGAGGATCAGCGACCCGGTGTAAAACGGTGTTTCGTATGGCATGAGAGTTCGTCCCTGGCGGAAGGTTGGAACGCGCGCCGCCCCGCCTGCGGCGCGCGCCGTTTCAATCTTTCGAGCGGTCATGCTCGATCGCGACGCCTTCCGAAGTGGTCGCGGAAAGACTCGCCGTCTTTCGACCAGCAGTAAGAGCCCGACGCTTCGGAAGGCAGGCGCCCGAGGCTTTGGTCCCAGGGGCGCCCGAGGAGGATCGCGATGAGATGCCGGAGCATCGTCACGGCCTGGTCGCGATCGAACTCGACCAGCTTCCGCGCGAGCTCATCGGATCGGAGTCCCGTCACCTGGAAGCCGCGCGGAGTGGAAGTCTCGCTCCCGAACGATCCCGCGGGCGGCGGCTCGATCCCTCGCGCTTCGCAGCGCGAGCGGAGCTCATCCTCGACGCTCTGAATCGACCGGCGTTGACGAGCCCAGCCGGCCGCGCCGATTTCGATATGCTCGACGACGATCATCTCCGGGAGCTCGCCGCTGTTCGCCGCGCGCGCGAGGTAGGCGTTCGCCCGTTCCTCGGCGATCGTGATCGCTTCGCGGTAGGCGCCCCATGATCCGCCGTTCGCGAGCGCTTCGGAGACGCGCGCCTCCTCCTCCGGCGAGATGTCGTCGAGGTCGCGGACAACGGCGCGGAGCTCGCCGCGGAGAACGGCAGCGAGGCGCTCGAACCCGCGGCGCGACGGCGGCGGGATTCCTGCGGCGCGCTCGGCGGCAGCGCGGACGCCGGGAGCCTTGAACGATTCCGGCGCGATCGGCTCCGGGGTATTTGATCCGATGAGGGCGCCGAGCCGGCGCCATTCGGAAAGCTCGCTCGAACCGGCATCGGCGCCGGCTTCCGCGGCCTGGTGGTGATAGTGCAGGATCGCGAACTCGCGGCGCGTGATCGCGACGGAGTCGGCGTCGCGGCGGAGCCCGCCGTTCTCGAACCGGAGCCGCAGCTTTTCGAGGGTTTCGGAGACGCTCATCGCGCACCTCCGGCGAGGAGACGGTCGATTTCCGCGGCGATGAATCCGCCGGCCTTTTCGAGCTCGCGGATGCGGTCGCCGCGCTTGAACCATTCCACATCGAACGGCCAAAGGCCGGCGATGATGTCGTCGGGAAGCTCGCCAGCGGGCAGCGCGTAACATGCGGCGGCAAACGCGAGCTCGCCTTCGGAGTGTTCGAGGTCATGCTCGCGGTCGAAACCTTCCTCCTCGATCGCGCGGAACCGCTCGCGCGCGATGCGGAACAGGCCGGGCGACAGCTTCGCGCGGCTCAGAGCTTCGGCCGGATCGACGGCATAGCCGAACGCTTCGCCGAGGGCGACGAGCGAGCTCGTCGCGACCTCGTCCGTCTCGAAAGGTTCCGACGTGGCGAGGATGGTTCCGGTCGGCGAGACGAGACGCCATCGGCGCTTGCCTGCGGAGTCGGAGAAATAGTCGATGCGCCCGCGTCCGTCCGCGCGCGCTGCGCGCCTTCCGGCGCGGGGTGCTTTGTCGTTCATGCCTGGACTCCTTTTGCGAATGCGCGGAGGTCGCGCCGTTTGTTTCGTTCGGCCCGAACGTCGCTCGGGGAACACGGGAAATTGAGGTTTCTTTCGCGCCCGTCGCTGGCGCGGATACGCACGCGCCAATGCTTGCCGCGGGTAACGCTTACCAGCGTTACGCCTTCGGCTTCGCAGATTCGCGCGATGTCGCGTTCATTCATGGCGAGGCTCTCGGAGAGCCGCGGCGGTGTTGAAGGGTTGCGCGATCAGCCCGCGGCGCCGTCGCCGCCATCCGTGCCGGTGGATTCGGCCGCGGTTTCCGGCACGATGCCGGCGGCGCCCATGCGGAGCGCGTTGTCG